GGTTCTGAGCTCTATCATATACGAATACGTTTACATTCGGGCACGAGTACGTATCTTTATATGCGATCTCGTAAGGTTTTCTTCCGTTTTTAAGATTATTGTTATTCATATTCGCGCCACCAAAAGAGTCGCGATTGACGATAAGATTTAACCACTCTTCAAAGTATTCTACAACTAAAGCATTCTTATCGACGATGAATTGTAGAGTAAAATCTCCGACGTTTACACCATATGCAACGTTCTCGACTGGACCAAATCCATATCTTCGAATGTTTTGTTCTTGTAAAAGATTTACAGAAGGAAGAACCACGTTATCGCATCTCATCGTAAGAAGCGAGTCGAGATTCTGAGCACTAAATTTTGATCTCGTCCAGATCATCGGAGCAAAGACTACTAAGAAGCTGTGAGTAGGCAGTACACTGTCGGCGCCAGAAACTTCGGCTCTAAATCTGCCGATATTAAATGTTCCAGCTGTACGAGCACCAGTACTAAAAGCAGAATTAGAAGTTCTGGCTTTGATAGTGCCGTCTTCATTAGTTAGTTCTGTATTAGTATTGATACTTTGTTCTTCGGCTGCAGCGGCATTAATATCGTTTAATGTTTGAGCAGAAAGAGTAAATCCTCCAGCTGTTGCACTTGCTCCGCTTTGTGCTCCAGTAGTTGCTCTTGCGGTCGATCGCGTAGGTGTTTCTTGTTTAGTAGATGCGGCCGGCTGAGATCTCGTAGTTGCAGGTTGAACTCGAGGATCTGCTAGTCTGCCAAGTCTAACTAATTCTAAAGCTACTGGATCGCCGCCAGTAAGAACTTGGCCTACTGTTGTTGGATTTGTTCTTTCTAGTGTTCTTTCACGATTTGCTAAAGTTAATTCACTATATCGTGATTCGACCGGTTGGCCGCGAGAGTTTTCTACAAAGTTATGTCTATTTGACATTACTTAGTAACTCCTAGCATTCTTTTCGTGTCCATCCAAACTTGATTCTTTCTTGCTTTGACGAAACGTTCTGTTGGTAAGAAGAGCGCGATATCCCATTCCGATGGATAAACGTACATAAACTTTGATTGTACGTGCGAAGTCAAGTAGTGTTTAATGCATGGAGCATACCATCTTAGCTTTGCGGCCTGTGTCATGAGTTCATAGCTAAGTTTCAGGCGAGTCGACTCGTCGTAACGAGTGTTGTTTGCAAAGTCATATAAACCGTCCATCAACTTCGCTCTGAGTTGCAACGGCAAGTAGTGTAGATTGAGCCCCATAAATCCACCTTTGACCTTCTTATATGGAAAGATCAGAGGAAATCTGTCGTAATATGGAAGCTCTTCTTTATGTTTCGGATCATAGTAGAACATGTACATCGAGCCGAGCAGAGGCTGAGTAGTCATACGACTCACGTCACCCTTCATCATCTCACGCTCATTGATACGATTCATTTTACCGGCAGTATCTCTGAACCACTCACGCGCAGAGTTCGTGCGTGCAGGAATCTGTCCTGAACGAACACCTTGTGTGATGATAGTATCAAATACGATTGCCATTAAAACTTAATTCCTAGTTCTTTTTCGGTCAGTATCTCGAACTTCCAAGCACGGTCGTTGCAGTACACTGCAGCTGCTCTCCACTTGGCTTCGTTGACGCCCCATGTCATGACTTCATTGATATAACGCTTATTAGGCTTATTTATCACCACTGGAGGCCGCGTCTGCGCATAAGGTTTTATTTCAACCACTACGGTATCGATCTTGCCTTCTGGTGTTTTCTTCTTGACAATGAAGTCTGGAAAGTATCGATGTACTCGATTGTCGATAGGCGAGCGATACGGAATGACGAGTTCTTCACTCCCCCATTGCACGACATTAGGATGAGAATCTAAGTACATCATGAACTTTAATTCCCATCGACTACGATATACGATATTGTTCGAGTCTCCGATATACTTCTTCGTATTCTTTGGTCGAAACTTTCCCTGATACGCCATGAATCTATTTATAAATAAGATGTAGCCTTTTAATTTGAGAGATAACATGGCCGGAAGAGATAATCGACTAGTAAATTTAGACAGTCTTAAGAGAGACGCAGGCGGTTTGGTAAACAGAGCCGTAAGAAATTTTACTAATAAACTCGAAGACAAACTTGAAAACGCCGTCGAGGATCTTTTTGCCAAAGCATTAAAGAAGGTAGGATTTTCTGATAGACTTGCGTCAGAGCTTTCGGCACGATTCGGAGATTCTTTAACTGCTGGACTCGAAGACAAGTATTTCCAAACATTTACGAGCGAGATGAAGCGAGCATCGTGCGCCGATATTCGTAACAACTTTAATCCGCAAAACGGCAATCTTATCGGAGCTTCTCCTAACGCTGAAACATATGTCGATGCTATTCAAAGAGCTTCGAATAAGATCGATGTCGACAATGTGCCTACAATACAGTTTCCTGATCATATCAGTGAGAAGTATTACATGGCATTTAAGTTTAAGAGATATCAACGCCCTTCTCCACAAACTGCAGCAACTCTTGATTTTGTACAAGCATTTGCTCTTCCTTTACCGAAAGGAATAAGAGAAAGCTTTGATATTGAAGTTGGCCAAGAATCACAAGGCTTGGCAGGTGGTATTGCGGATGCTGCTCAATTATATTTGGCTTCTTCAGATGGCGCAGGCCGAACTCAAGCATTAAAAAATGCCGCGGCTGCGTTAGCTTATGGACAATTAGTACAAGCAGCAGAAAAGATAGGCGGTAGCACGATAGGACAAGCAGTCGGAGCTGTTCCAAATCCTCATATTCAAGCATTGTTTAGCGGTGTTCCTCTTCGTACTCATAGATTCGAATGGACTTTTGCGCCTCGAAATAAAGAAGAAAGCCAACAGTTGATGGATTTGCTAAAAGCGATGAAAGCTTATGCGCTACCATCATACAGTAGCTTAGGTACTGCAGCGCTCGCTTATCCGTTCCTATGTCAACCAGAACTGAAGATTGCTGGTAGTGCACAGTTAATTAAGTTCCAGCCGTGCTTGATTCAAGGTATCGAACTGAACTATTCTCCTCAGGGGATTCCTGCATTCTTTGAAGGCACAAGTCATCCTGCGTTTATTGAAGTTTCAATCACAATGCTTGAAACTCAAATTCAAACATCGCGAGATTACGGAAGAGAAGGCGGCGATCGTCTTAGCGCAACATGGGAAACGCTGAAAGATCAGTTGCAAAAAGGCCTCGATAAGGCTGAGATACCTTTCAATATCGATGAAAAGATAAACGAAGGAACAGACGCCATAAGAAACGCTTTAAACTAAGAGGAAACTAAGATGGCAAGATATTTTGATAGATTTCCTATTGTAGACTATGATGGAAGCGTTGCCAAGAACATCTTGGCACGAGTAGACTTTACTGAAAAAACGAAGAGAGACATCTACTCTACCTTTCAATTTACTCTTGAAGAAGGCTTCGAGAGGCCAGATCTTTTGTCTTATAACTATTATGGATCTTCGAAGTTTGATTGGATGATCTATCTTACGAATAATATTGTGGATCCTTATTATGACTATTATAAGTCTGCTGACGATTTTAAGAGCTACGTAGAAACAAAGTATGGATCGAATTCCAATGCTCGATCAATTACTCTCTTCTATCGATTAAACTGGCATGAAGACGAAAGACTTATTACGATTCAACAGTATGATTCTCTTGTTGCAAATGAAACTGCTAACGCGCGAAAGTATTGGAAGCCTAAACTTACAAATACTGGAGTGGTGATTGGTTACGAAAGAATCAAAGAAGAGTGGATGGTGTCTACGAATAAAGTATTATCATTATCTTTGACCGTGGCTCCAACTGGATTCGAAGTTGGAGACAGAGTATCTCAGACGAGTACCGGAGCATTTGCTACCATCGACTACATTGATTTTGAAAATAATCGCCTGACTGTAAAACACGTAAGCGGTGCATTTGCCGTAAGTGCAGCCGAAGGAATAAGTGAAATTACAGTGTTAAGCCAAAACATACCTGAAGCAGAAGCCGAATATTGGTATGCAGTGAATGCATATGATGACGAGAAAGAAGCAAACGAACTCAAAAGAAATGTAGTTGTGTTAAAGTCTTCTTATTTGGCAGAAGTAGAAAAACAATTCATTCAACAAATAAGCACATAATATGACTTCGATTAGAGACGGACAGTTTAAACTCAATGAGTT